ATCCTGCCGTATCAAGTGGAGAAGGCCCCGTAGCGTTAATATCGCTAGACGGTTTTGGTTATTCTTACTATGATGATGGTGAGGTAACAATTACAACAGACGGTACTAACGCAAGTAAGTATGGTGTAAAAGTTATGGATGCTTCAGACGCAGATGATTTAGTAATTCTTAAAAAATTAAGAATGACACCATCATTAATGATGGAAAGGGCAACATTACAACAAGCTTTTGATGATACATATTCAAAAGTTGAAGTGTATGACGCACTAATTAATGATGTTACCGCTGTAAAAACTGCTCATAATCAATTAAAGAGTGATATTAATGCTGTATATACCGACAAAGGTTTACCAGCACTAATATAATAAAATTAAAAAGGTAAAAAAATGGCTTTTGAATTAGAACAATTTAAACTAACTTGGCAAGGTCCTTGGAGAGATAGAACAGCATATTCCAAAAATGATATTGTTGCTTGGAAAGGTAAATCTTATAGATGTATAAGAGATTGCCCTATTGCATATACATTATCAGGTGATTGGATGGTTAACACAAATAACTATTCAATGGATCCTCAAAGATTAGTTCAAAAGTCTTTTAGACCAGACAACGCAAAATACTGGCAATTATTCTTACGTTCAACAGATGATGTTGGCGAATGGGAATTTTACAGACAATATGAGCCAGGCGAAATGTGTTCAGTTGGTAGAAAAATTTACCAATGTATAAAAAGAACAAGACGTTATAACACTTGGGTTGTTGAACACGACGGAACAGATTCAGAATATTGGGTAAAAATATATGAATCACCTTACAAATATCCAGACAGAAATAAAGTTGTATCTTTCACTAATAGAGCTCCTTTAGGGTGGAAGTACAATATGGGTAGAAATTCAAGAGAACAACAACACAACTATACACTTGGTTGTATTCATTCAGATGGTGATTTTTTTGGTCACGGTGGTAATAACAACAATGGTCAATTTGGTATGGGTGATGGACAATCAGGTAACGCAAGACGTGGTTCTCCTAAAAACGTAGGTTTTACCTTTGTTGATTGGATGACTTCAACTGACAATAAAGATATTGTAAAAGGTCACCAATACACAGGAAATATGGTGACACCAGATGGTGAAGCACCTAAATGTATTCAACACATATCAGCTAACAACACAACTTGGTGGTTGTTTAATAACGGAGAAGTTTATTCTGCTGGTTATAACTCACACTATCAATTAGGTTATAACGAAGGTGGTAACACAAATACTTCCGACAGAAATTACACAAACAGAGTATCAGCTAGTGATACCGTTGACTGGTTAGGTGAAACAATACGTTCATTTAACGAAACTAAAATTGTAAAAATTGGTTCTTCAGGTCAAGGTCAAAACAACTCTGCTTGTATGCAGTTTGCATTAGGCGAAGACGGTTCAGTATGGATGTGGGGTCATAACAACCAAGCTCAGTTTGGTGGCGGTAATCCTAATATCAATAACTCAACTGATACAAACGCAGGTTCGCCTTACTCATTTTCTTTCTATTCAACAAACGTAAAAAGACCTGTTAAAATTCCTCAAGAATTCTTTAACAATAAAAGAATTGTTGATATGTGGGCAAACGGTAATGAAGAAATGTTTTTCCACGCTCTTGACGAAGATGGTTACTTATGGTTCTGGGGCCAATCAGTTCACGGTTGTGGTGGTGTAGGTTCTAACGGACACACTTCAGAAGGAACATATTACTATTATATTCCAAGAAGAGTAGAAGTAAACTGGAATTTATACGGTGGTATGAAACTATTACAACATTGGTCATACTCTTCACAATCACACGCAGGTACTTGGGTACTTGATGGTGAGGGCTATATGTGGTACACAGGTTACTTAACAAACGGTCAAGTTCCTGGTATGTACGGAATGGGAGATAACTCAACTAGATATATTTCACAATTCCAAAGAACAGATTTCCACTTAAACGGTGATGTTGATGAATTCTGGTGTGGTGGTGATGAACACAAATGGATGTATATGAGACAGAAATCAACTGGTATGTTATGGGTAAGTGATGGTAATTACGGAACATACGGCGGTAGAGGTACTCGTTCACAAAACGGATACTGGTACAACTCTGGTGGTATTCACGGTCATATGTCTCATTTAAGAGGACCAAAATACGTAAGATACGTTGCAGGTATGAATGAAAACAGAGGTGATGGTTCTTATCAATACGAATTCCCTCTAATACTTGATGAATCAGGTGAAGTATGGTATGGTGGTTATTCTCAAGGTTTCTATCCTTCAGGTACTAACTCGGATCCGTCAAATGATTCAGATGGTTGGGAACATATGCCAGAGCAAGCGTTTGAAGGTAACTCTGAAAACAGACATAGAAAAAGAAGAGGTACTATGCCTAACAATAGTAAGATTGTTGACTTACATTGCTACGGTTATCCAACTGCTCAAAACTTTGCTGCTAGAGAGGCAAGTGGTAAGTTATTTACTTGTGGTTATGCAGGTAATAACAATACGTATCTATACGATATTATGCCATACAGATACTATACTCAAACGATTTCATCTTGGGGAAGTAATAACTATCGTACCCATTGGGCTTCTCAGCCAGGTGACTAATAAATAGTTTTTGACTATTTTTATTATGAGGTTAAAATGTACAAGACGAAACAAAACTATTTAAGATTTAAAACACACGAAATCTTTTCAGATAAGTTTAAACAATATCCTAAAGAGCAACAAGCTACTTACTGGTATCAAATTTGGTTTCTCATTAATAGTATAGAATTATTAATGAAAGATTGGGACTTTGATACTCACGAAGTTGCAAAAGATTTTACTAATAAGTGGCTAGAATTATGGCCGTTTCCTTTAAATAACACAATCGGTGGAGCACCTGCTTTTCAAAGAGTACCAACTCTAGTTGAAGGCACAGATTATCTTTGTGAAAAATATAATGTAAATGGCACTTGGTCAACTGATTATAAAGTACCTAAAAATAAATTTTCTATTCAAGTTGTTTATGGTGTATTAGTAGATTTATTTAAAGATGTATTGAAAGTTGAACAAGAACAAGTAAACGCCTTTTTATTACCATTAAAAGATTATGATAAAAAAAGATTTACAATAACAAGACAAGATACTATCAAAGCAATTGTTGGTATGTCTGACTTCTTTATCAATACAAAAGAAGTATGGGAAGAAACAAAAAATTTTGGTGACTGGAGAGAAATGGATGCCAAAAGACAAATTGATGAAGTAAAACAAGGCTTTATTGAACATAAAACACCTGAAGATTATCCTTTAGATAGAAATAAAATTATTGACCACAGAAAAGGTGTTGAAGAAAACAGATGGATAAGAGAAAAACCTTTTTTAGAAGAAGAAGATAGAGATTATGGACAACGAGAAGAAGTATAGAATAAAAGATTTAACTTGGGAATATCATAAAAATGCAGAGAGACAAGACTTTGTAAAACTTTTATTATCAGGTACTATTGATGAAAAACTATACGCAACTTACTTATACAATCAATTAATTTGTTATGGAAAACTAGAAGAGTATTGTTTAGAAAGTTCTTTATTTCACGACACATTAAATCTACCAAGAGCACCTCATATTTTTTATGATTACAGAGCATTATGGGGAGACATAGGTAGCCCTCCTGTTCAAACTGAAAGTACAAAAGCTTACGTTGAACATTTAGAAACTATTAGAGGTGAGAATGAAAAACTATACGCTCACGTTTATGTAAGACATTTAGGTGATTTATCAGGCGGTCAAATGATAATGAGAAAAACACCTGGACCTAATAGATACTATATATTTAAACACGGTGAGGCAAAAGAATATAAAAGAATTGTAAAAGAAAGAGTTGAAAGTTATTTAAATTTATATGAGGTAAACGTGTTGCCTGAAGCAATATTTTGTTTTGAAAGTGCAACAAAACTATTTAAGGAAATGTATGATTTGGGAAAGACTAATCAAGTGGCAGAATGAGACTATTGAAGTCTTAAATAAAAATCTGGTTGAATACAAAGAACCAGGTATGGAAAGATTCAACAATGAAAAATTAGGTTGGGTCAATAGAACCTGGAACAATAGATATATTAGACGTGCTCATTTAGATGTTGTTGATGTAAGAGAATCTAAAGGTCTCTGGATGGCTCATCTATGTTTATTTCCTATGTTAACAAATGGTGGACCAATTTATGGTTTTGATATTATTGCAGGTGAAAAAAAGGTAACAGGTGCTTTTCACGATTTTAGTCCTTTATTACAAAAAGACCACCCATTAACAAAATGGTTTATAGAAGAAAATAAATGGTTTAAACCGAGCAAAGAGAGAGAGTTACCAGATTGGGCAAAGGCTATCTTCTCGGGAGGTATGATAGCCGCTGGTAACGTAAGAGAAGAAGATGAATTAAATAAAATCTGTACTATGGCAATTTCTAATTTAAATAATTATATTGACAAGATAAGAAATCACGAAGGTGAAGCTGAAATGGCAGACGTAATTAAAGCACAAAATTACTACTCTGAACATCAACAAAAGAATCCTCACACGCCTAGAGTTATGCAATCTCTTGGTTTACCTGAAGAAGATATTAAATTATTCTGCTCGGACAACCTATTTCCGTTTGTTTCAGAAAACCAACCCTACTTGTAATAACTATTATAAATATACCAGAAAAGGGTATAAACAATGGCAGAACCAGCTACAAGAGAGAATTTAAAACAATATGCTTTAAGAGCATTAGGTAAGCCTGTAATTGAGATTAACGTAGATGATGACCAACTTGAAGATAGAATTGATGAGGCGATACAATACTTTGCTCAATACCATTATGATGGTGTAAAAAGAACATATTTAAAATATCAATACACGCAAGCTGATAAAGACAGAATAACAGGAGATTCGTCTGAAACGGCAACTGCTGGCTCTGATTCAACAATATGGAAAGAAGGCAAAAACTTCTTAGCAATACCAAGTTCAATTCTTTCAGTAATTAATATATTCCCTTTTTCTAATAAAGGTAACTTAAACTTATTTGATGTAAGATACCAATTAAGATTAAATGACCTATATGACTTCTCATCAACAAGTGTTATCAATTATGATGTTGTATTAAGACATTTAGATTTTTTAGACCACGTTTTAGTTGGCGAAAAACCTATGAGATTTAATCAACACGAAAACAAACTTTATATAGATATGGACTGGAAAAATGATTTACAAGTTGGTGAATATCTAGTAATTGAGTGTTATAGAAAATTAGACCCTAATACTAATACAGATGTTTACAATGATATTTTCTTAAAAAGATATGTAACCGCTTTAATTAAAAGACAATGGGGTGCTAACTTATCAAAATTTGGTGGAGTACAAATGATAGGTGGCGTAACCTTAAATGGTCAAGAAATATTTTCACAAGCATTAGCAGACATTGAAAAACTAGAACAAGAATTAAGAACCTCATATGAATTAAATCCAGCAATGATGATAGGGTAAAATGTATGGCAATCAATCACTACTTTCAAGGTGGACGAGGTATTGGGAATAATGCTGAAAAGAGATTGCACGAAGACCTAATCATTGAAGGATTAAAAATCTACGGACAAGACGTTTATTACCTACCACGAACATTAGTTAACAGAGATTTAGTATTAGGCGAAGATACTACAAGTCGTTTTGACGACTCGTATATGATTGAAATGTATTTTGAAACGCAAGAAGGCTTTGCTGGTGAACAAGAGTTAATTAATAAGTTTGGTTTAGAAATTAGAGAAGATACAACACTTGTTGTTTCTAAACGTAGATTTGAGGAACACGTTGCAAGTAAAGCTAATTTAATTGCAGTTGGCAGACCAAATGAAGGAGATATAATTTATCTACCTTTAATGAATTCATTTTTTGAAATTCAATTTGTTGAAGACCAAGAGCCATTCTTTCAATTAGGTAACTTGCCTGTTTACAAATTGAGGGTAACTAGATTTGAATATGCTAATGAAGAGATTAATACAGGTCAAGAAATACTTGACCAAGCTGAAGACAAGTATTCACTAAACGAATTAAATCACAAAATGTCTTTAGAAAGTGGACAAGTTGCATTAACTGGTGACGGTTCAATTGAATTAGAAGACTACTTTGATTATGCTACAGGTCAAAAAGCATTATTGATGTTAGAAACATTTACAGGTGCTAAGTCTATTCAAACTCAATCTAACTATGCAAATAATTTAGATATGAACGCCTCTGCTGGTTATGATACGGTGTCAACAGCAGATGATATATTAGATTTTACAGAAAGAAATCCTTTTGGAGAGGTTGACGAATAATGTTTGGTTCACATTTTTACAACGAGGGTATTAGAAGATTAACAATTGGTTTTGGTCAGTTGTTTAATAATATCATTGTACAAAATAAATCTTCAACAGGTGCAGTTACCAAAAGATATAGAGTGCCATTAGCATATGCACCTAAAGAAAAATTTTTAGTTAGATTAGATGAACAAGCTAATTTAAATAATAGAGAGTTTGCAGTTACCTTACCTAGAATGGGTTTTGAAATGACAGGACTATCTTATGACTCTACTAGGAAATTAAACAAAATGCAAAAATTCAAACAAGTTAAGACCGGTGAAGATGGTAAAGTTATGGATTATAATTATACTCCTGTTCCGTACAATGTCAATTATACCCTTAATATATTTACGGCAACTGCCGAAAACGGACTAATAATTGTAGAACAAATTTTACCATTCTTCCAACCTGATTACACGGTAACCGTTAATATGGTTCCCGATTTAAATATTAAAAGAGACGTACCAATAGTATTGAATAGTGTTGATTATCAAGATAGTTATGATGGCAGTTTTACTAATAGAAGAGCTGTGATTTATACATTATCATTTACAGCAAAAACTTATCTATTTGGTCCTATGGCCAATAGTAAAGTTATTAAAGAAGTACAAGACGATTTATATACTGATACAGAAAAACCACCAGCAACAAGAGAGGAGAGGATTATTATAACTCCAAATCCAGCAAATGCTGACGCAGATGATGACTTTGGTTTTACTACACAAATTTTAAGTTTTAGTGATAGTAAAAATTATAATCCTTCTAATGATACAGATGAGTAAACTTGAAGATAGCGTAAATGAAATTTTAGGTATAGAAAAGAAAAGTGAGGTTGTAGTAAAAGACTTTGAACAACCAGCACCTGTGCCTAGAAAAATTGATGAAACAAAATCAGATGTAGATAATGATTATGCTCATAGTAGAGATAATTATTACAATCTAATAGATAAAGGTAATGAAGCAATTGAAGGCATATTAGATATTGCAAAAGAAGGCCAACACCCTAGAGCATATGAAGTTGCAGGTCAATTGATAGGTCAAGTTGCACAAACGGTTGACAAACTACAAGACTTGCAAAAAAAATTAAAAGATTTAAAAGAAGTACCAAATAAAACAAGTGCTAATATTAAAAATGCATTGTTTGTAGGTTCAACAGCAGAATTGCAAAAAATGTTAAATCGGAAAAAAGAAGATGAAATTATTGAAGGCAAAATTGACAAACCCGAAAAAGATAATACTTGATATAAGTAAATTGCAATTTATCAAGTCTATGACACCATTAAAAGAGTTAATAGATGGTGAAGAATTAATAAATCCAATAGAGGTATTGAAACACGAAGTTAGTCTAACACCTAGAAAAGGTGTTGGTGGTGTAGAATATACCGAAAAAGAATATTCTGTGTGGCGTGGCTCGCAAAGGGTACAGGCTGCTAGACAATTAGGTTATACACACATAGAGGGAATAGTAATAAATGTCTGACGCATATCTAGGTAATCCAAATCTAAAAAAAGTAAATACACCTGTTGAGTTTACAAAAGAACAAATTGTAGAATATCAAAAGTGTCAAGATGACCCTATTTACTTTATGCAAAATTACATTCAGATTGTATCTCTTGATGATGGTTTAGTGCCTTTTAAAATGTATGATTTTCAAGAAAAAATTGTTAATACAATTCATAATAATAGATTTACAATTTGCAAATTACCTAGACAATCAGGTAAGTCAACAACGGTAATTTCTTATCTATTACATTATGCATTGTTTAATCCTAATTCAAATATAGCTTTACTTGCCAATAAATCTTCTACTGCTAGAGATATATTAAGTAGATTGCAACTTGCATATGAGAATTTACCAAGATGGTTACAACAAGGTGTTATAAACTGGAACAAAGGTAATATTGAATTAGAAAATAAATCAACTATTGTGGCGGCTGCAACTTCTTCAAGTGCAATCCGAGGTGGTTCTTATAATATAATTTTTCTTGATGAGTATGCTTTCGTACCTGCTAATATTGCCGAAATGTTTTTTAGCTCTGTATATCCTACAATATCATCTGGACAAAAAACTAAAATGATTATTGTATCAACACCTTATGGTATGAATCAGTTTTATAAATTATGGACAGACGCAGAAAATGGTAGAAACGATTATGTACCAATTGATGTACATTGGTCGGAAGTACCTGGTCGTGATGAAGATTGGAAAGAAAGAACAATTAGAAATACATCACCTGAGCAGTTTCAACAAGAGTTTGAGTGTGAGTTTTTAGGTTCTGTAAATACACTTATTAGTCCTGCTAAAATTAAAACAATGTCTTTTCAAAATGCTATTCAATCAAAAGGTGGTTTAGATGTTTACGAACAACCTATTAAAGGTAATACATATGTTTGTACCGTTGACGTAGCAAGAGGTGTACAAAAAGATTACTCTGCTTTTGTTATATTAGATGTTACCAAAATGCCATATAAGATAGTGGCCAAATATAGAAACAATGATATTAAACCTTTACTATTTCCACATACAATTGACAGAGTATGTAAGGCATATAATCACGCACACGTTTTAGTAGAGACAAATGATTTAGGTCAACAAATAGCAGAGGCATTACAATTTGAATTAGAGTACGATAATTTGTTAATGACTACTCAAAGAGGTCGTGCAGGACAAATATTAGGTGCTGGCTTTAGTGGTAGAGGTTCTGGTTTTGGTGTTAAGATGACTAAACAGATTAAAAAAATTGGTTGTTCTAATATAAAAACACTAGTTGAAAGTGATAAAATAATTATTAATGATTTTAATATCATTGAGGAGATGTCAACATTTATTAGAAAAGGTCAATCTTGGCAGGCCGAAGAGGGTTGTACAGACGACTTAATGATGTGTTTAGTAGTTTTTGGATGGTTATCTAATCAACCTTTTTTCAAGGAGATGACAGACACAAACGCAAGACAAATGTTATATGAAGAACAACAGGCATTAATTGAGCAAGATATGTCGCCTTTTGGCTTCGTAGATGACGGTACTCCTGACCACGAAAAACCAGAGGTAGACGAATACGGCACCGTCTGGCATCCAGTAGTGCGTAAGGGTCTCTAGTTGCTGGGTATTATAAATATCAGTAGAGTATGACTTTTGACTATGGGCGTATGAATAATACGAGTATTGAAGTAAATGAATAAAAATAATTTGCAAATTAAGAAGGAGAAACCCTAATGGCATTTCAAGTATCACCAGGTGTTCTCGTACAGGAAAAAGACTTAACAAGAATTATACCTGCTGTTTCAACTTCAACTGGAGCCTTTGCTGGAACTTTCACGCAAGGTCCGTTGGATGAAGTAGTAAGTATTTCTAGTGAGCAAGAACTTGTAGCAACGTTCGGTAAACCTAATAATTCCAACTTTGAGGATTTTTTTAGTGCAGCCAACTTTTTACAATATTCTAATGCTTTAAGAGTTGTACGTGTACAGAATTCATCTGTATCAAACGCAACCGAATCAGGTTCAGCGTTTGTAATTAAGAATACTACTGACTACACAAATAGCTATGCTGACGGTTCTGCTTCTGTTGGTATGTGGGCGGCTAGAACAGCTGGCGCTTTCGGAAACTCTTTACAGATTTCTCAATGTGCTTCTGCTACTGCTTACGAAGAAGTAAACAAAACTACCGTTGCTGACGCCGCTATGGCTGTTGGTGATACGGTTGTTACCGTTTCTTCAGGCAACGGAATAGAAATCGGCGATATAGTAAATTTTGGTGGTGAGTATGAATATAGAGTGGTAGGTAAAGCAACTAACGATTTATCAATTGTTAGAAAAGAAGAACCTGCCTACTTTGGAACTTCCGACTCTTCTGGTTTACACGAAGCACCTACAAACGGCGCTCAAGTAAGAAGAAGATGGAAATATTACGAACTATTTGACAAGGCACCAGGAACATCACCATATGCACAAGCAAGAGGTGGTTCGGGTGACGAAATGCATATAGTCGTAATTGATGAAGACGGAGATATTACAGGAACTAAAGGCGAAATTTTAGAAAAATTTGAAGCAGTATCAAAAGCTTCAGACGCTAAAAACGCTCAAGGTTCTGTAAACTACTATATTGACGTAATTTATAAATCATCTAACTACATCTACTGGATGGACCACAATCCATCAGGATCCAACTGGGGTAATGCAGCTTCAGGAACAACTTTCACAGACGTGACCGCTGTTTCTAGTGTATCACTACAATCCGGTTCTGACGGTTCTACAGCAACAACTGGCCAAAAGAAAACAGCATATGAAAAATTTGCTGATGGCGAGACGGTTGATATTGGTCTTATCATAGCAGGTGCTGGCGATAAAGTACACATTGACAATCTAATCACGATTGCAGAGAACAGAAAAGACGCTGTTGTATTTGCAAGTCCTGAAAGAAGTGATGTTGTAGGTGTCGCTGACGCTAACACACAAAAGAGCAATGTAATTGATTTCTTTAATCAAATCAATTCATCATCTTACGTAGTGTTTGATAGTGGTTACAAATATGCATACGACAGATATAATGACGTATATCGTTTTGTACCATTAAACGGAGACATAGCAGGTCTTTCAGCAAGAACTGACCTTATTGCAGACGCTTGGTTTTCACCAGCAGGCTTCAATAGAGGTATAGTAAGAGGCGCTGTTAAACTTGCATTTAATCCAACTAAAGCTCAAAGAGACGAATTGTACAGAGCAAGAGTAAATCCTGTGGCAACATTCCCAGGACAAGGTACGGTTCTTTTCGGTGACAAAACTGGATTAACTGCTCCTAGTGCTTTTGATAGAATCAACGTAAGAAGATTGTTCATCACTTTAGAGAAGGCGATAGCAACTGCTTCTAAATTCCAATTGTTTGAATTCAATGATGAATTTACAAGAGCGAACTTTAGAAACATTGTAGAACCTTTTTTAAGAGAAGTACAAGG